TCCAATCTTTATAATAAGTGTTGTAGACAGAAGACAATACATTATCTAATGATTTATGATCTGGATAGTTTTGAAATACATCTGTTTCTTTAAGAAGATAAATATCTTTCATTATTTCTAATGTAATAGAATTAGCAGTGACTGCAATATCTGGATTTTGGTTCATGATAGAACCAAATAGAGTGTTACCTGATCTTGGAAGAGCTAATAAGAAGAAGATCTTCTTATGAGTTTTGCTTTCCATAAGTAATAGATTCTTTCTTATCGTATTTTAATTCACCTGATTTCTTAACTCTTTCAATAGTTTCTAATTGACCTACCACATTAAATACTTCTGGTTGAGATGATCCTGAAGTTAATGTTTTTGCTTTGTTTAAATATACTTGATGATAGGTATCTAATTGATGTTCATTTACATTTTTATCATTAAATGTTCCATCATTAAATTCTAGCTTTAATTTAGACCACATATTAATTTCTCTCATTCTATCTTTTGCAACTGCTTCCATATTAGCTTTAGAATAAATCTTTTCATCTAAATCTATTTTATAATTTTCTAATTTATATTCATCGGTTTCAGTTTCTATTTTTTTAGTAAGCCATTTAATTTTAGCTTCATTACGTCTATAATCAAAAGATAAAGACATTAAATTTTCTAAAAATACACTTTGTTCTCTAACACATTGCCAGTATTTACTAGCATTATTTGGATAACGATTATCTTGAAGTACAGAAATTCTAGCTTCTGTTTCTGTTCTAAATATTTGTTTTTTAGTCCAGGTATCACGAAGTTCATCAACCATTCCCTTAAATGATTTTAAATCATTAGGTTCTAGTAGATTATTAAGGTGTGTTTCTTCTTGTTGTATAAGCTCTTTTATATCTCTCTTCTCTGTCATGAGATGTATATAAGCTATGTTAGGTTAAATGTAAAGTGTTAAGAAGTTGTTATTGTTCTAACTGCTAAAGCAGCGCCTGTCCATTTTTCTGTGGCTGTTGATGCTGCAGGTGCATATCCACCAAAACCTAAAGCTGAATTTTGTGTACCGTTTGATGAACTCGCCAGAGCAGCTCTTGCAGTTGCCATACTATTTGGATTTGTTGCCCAACTAGATCCATTCCATAACTCTGTAGCTCCTGTAACAGATCCAGGATTTCCACCAAAAGCTAATGCAGCTGTTTGTGAACCTGTTCCTGATACACCTGCTCTAGCTGTATTTAAACTTGGAGTTGAAGTCCATGTAGATCCATTCCAAGATTCTGAAGCCGCAGTAGGACCACCTGAAGCTGTACCACCAGCATCTATTGCTGCTGTTTGAGTTCCTGCAGTTGCCGCAGAATATTTATTAGTATTCAAACTAGCGGGTAAATTAGTCCAACTTGTTCCATTCCATGATTCTGTTATTGCTGTATTTGTTGGAGCTGGAGCATTACCACCAAAAACTAAACCAGCTGTTTGAGTACCAACTAATCCAGGCATATATCTATTTTTATTCATCGCATTAACTGCTGTCCATGTTGAACCATTCCAAGACTCTGTGTTTGCTCTTTCACCTAATCCAGTAGCATATCCACCTACACCTAAAGCAGCTGTTTGAAGTCCTAATCCTGAAATACCTAGTCTAGCTTGATTTAAAGTTGGAGTAGCTGTCCATGATGTTCCATTATAAGATTCACTATTTGCAAAACCAGGACCTGGAAAAGTATATCCTCCAAAAGCTAACGCTGCTGTAGAAATACCAGCACCTCCTAGATTATTTCTAGCTGTATTCATATTACCACCAGCTGCCCAAGCATTGGTTACAACGTTCGCATAACCTTTTAAAAGATTACTTGTAGTATTATACCAAATCTGACCTTCAACTGGATTTGCTGGATCCGAGCTTACTATTAAAATATTCTGTCCTTGTATTCCTGTGTATGCTGTCATTATGTTACCGTTACTGTTTTAGTTGTTGCTACTATTCCTGACCATTCTTCTGTAGCATTTACTTGAGTAGTATTATTAAATCCACCAGATGCTAAAGCTGCCGTCTGTGTTCCATTTCCACCTCCTCTACTTCTAGGTGTAGAAAGTCCTGTAGGATTAGAAGTCCAAGTTGATCCATTCCAAATTTCAGTAGCTGCTGTTGCTGTAAATGTATTTGTATCTCCACCAAAAGCTAAAGCTGATGTTTGTGTTCCACATCCCATTAAACTTGCTCCTCTTGATGTATTTAAAGTACCAGGTAACGTTGTCCAACTTGTGCCATTAAAAGATTCTGTTCTATTAAGCATAGGAGGTCCACCACCACCAAAAATTAATGCCGCTGTTTGTGTTCCTGAACTTGCTGCTCCAGTAGCATTTGTGTTTAAACTTCCAGTTGTTGTCCAACTTGTTCCATCCCATTTTTCTGCAACAGTATCAGGTCCATAAACATTACCAAAAACTAAACCAGCTGTTTGTGTTCCTTCCGATAATGCACCATATTTTGCTGTTCCCATAGAAGTGCCTGCAGACCAAGCAGATCCATTCCAAGATAATACATTAGCTGTTCCTGGAGCTGGTGTTCCTCCTGCTCCTAATGCTGCTGTTTGTGTACCAAATCCTGTTATAGCTGCTACTGCGGAAGGTAAACTTGGAGTATTAGTCCAACTTGTTCCGTCATATTTTTCAGAAGCACTTTGTGATCCACCTGTTGTAAATCCACCAAAAACTAAAGCTGCAGTTTGAGTTCCTGCACCCATACCTGCGTTAAAATATCTAGCTGTATTTAAATTTCCACCACTTCCCCAAGAATTTGTTGTAACATCTTGTCTCACTTTTAATGTCGCAGACGTAGAATTATACCACACCTGACCTGTTTGTACGTCAGTTGGATCACTTGCTAGATACTGGACTTTTTGTCCATATAGTCCGTAGTAAGTAGTCATAAAAATTTTATTCTAAAACGATAGCAGTTGGTCGTTGTCTATTAAACGGTTGTTGCTTCTGTTCATCAGGTAAAGCGTCCCACGCTGCTTGAGCCGCGGTAACTTCTACATCGACTATAGCTTGCGCTTCTGCTTTTGTTTTAAAAGATCCAGCTACTTTATTAACCCAAAGATTTGCATCTTGGTTATTCGCTGGTATCTGCCAAACATTACCTGGAAACCCAGAAACTTGGTATTTAGATGCATCATCGTGTGTGATAAATCCTTTTCCCCAACATTCTGCTACACAGTATTTATATGCCATGTTTCCTCCTTAATTAGTTTGTTTTTATACCATTTTTCATAATCATTGTATATTACGAAGTCGTTATTGTTTTAGTTACTGGAGAACCGGGGCCTGTAAAAGCTTCTGTGGATGTTATACTTCCAGGTGAACCACCAGCTACTAATCCAGAAGGTTGAGTTCCCATTGCTCCTCTAAAACTTACGGCATTTGACATGGCCGTACTATTTGTCCAACTTGTTCCATTCCATAATTCAGTACTTGCTGCTGGAGCTGGTCCAGAAGCACAACCTGCAGCAACTGCTGCTGTTTGAGTTCCAAAACCTCCTCTACCTTGACCTGCATTGTTTAAAGAACTTGTAGCAGTCCAACTCGATCCATTCCAAGAATTAGAAGTAGCTACAACAGCTGTTACATATCCTCCAAATCCTAAAGCCGCTGTTTGTGTTCCACAACCACCCACATCTCTTGTTGATGCTGGATAATTTGCAACACTTGTCCAATTTGTTCCATTATAAGCTTCCGTTGCATTACTAGTTCCAGGTGCTGCTGTATACCCCCCAAATCCTAATGCTGCTGTTTGTATTCCTGCACTACCCATCATTCCTCTTGCGGTATTCATTGAATTAACATTAGTCCAAGTTGATCCATTAAATTTATCTGTTGTAGTAAGAGCAGCTCCAGTGGGAGCTAGTTTACCACCAAACGCTAATCCAGCTGTTTGAGTTCCTGCTCCACCTGGTCCTCTTCTTGCACTAGGTAATGCACCCGTACTTGTCCAACTAGAACCATTATATATTTCTGCTGAAGATAAATCATAAGGAGAAGATGGATAAGCCCCACCAAATATTAATCCTGCTGTTTGAGTACCTGCTGCTCCCATTCTATATCTTCCAGTTCCTAAATTACCACCACTCGCCCAAGTTCCTGATGTTGTAACTGCTGCCAACTTAAATGCATACGTTGCATTATTATACCAAACTTGTCCTTCGTCTGATGGAGATGGGTCTGTTGCTACAGATTGAACTGCAAAACCATTTATACCTTTATAAGTAGTCATGGTTATTTAGTTTGTAATAGCCAGCCTTGAGTTGCATCAACGTATACAAGTGTAAATCCTGCACGTTCAACTGACACTGTTAGATCTGTTGCGTCGCCTTGAATTTTGTGTCCGTTACGAGCGACAGTTAAATTGTTAGTGTCAAATGTTCCTGAATAATCTATGAAAGAAATAAAATCACCAATCGTTGCCGATGCTGGTAAGGTTGTAGTGATTGCA